GCCCCACGTTGCCTGTGACGGTGATGTTGTTCATGACAGTTGCTCCTTCAGGGTTTTGAACGACGCACGGAGGGCATCCATGTCGCCGAGGGTGACTCGGTTGAGGTTCACGCCGGCGTGTTGGGCGACCTCGTCTTGTTGCAGACCGTTGAGGTCACACGCTGCCTTGAATTTGCCGATGGTGGCCGGATCGACAAGTTCTTCGTCGGACACCTCGGGTGTTGGTGCAGCAGTTTTCTTCGCTGCTGTCTTCTTGGCGGTCTTCTTGGCGGGTGCGGGCTGCACAGGGTCTTCGCCCAACGGAAGCTTGCTCCACAATTCTGTGGCTAATCCAAAACGGAGGCCGCCATTGCGGATAGCGTCCGACACCAGTTCTTTACCGATGTCTGCTTTGCGATCCTCCACAGAGCCGACACAGTACCGGCGGTGACCGCACACAGTCATCCAGAACCCTGCTTGCACCATGTTGCCGTGCTTCACACGGGCAGGCAGACCGCCCTCATCAAACGCGACAGGCTCGATAGTCCATGTCGGGTCGATCTCCAACAGCCATTGCGTGATACGCGCATGACCGATGAAGTCCAGAGTTGTGCCACCTTTCGGCAGATGCTCGATGTACTTCGGGTCAGGTGACCCGTACTTGTCGAAGATGGTTGCCAGTTTGTCTTCCATTACTTGGTTCCTTTCGTTCGCATCACCCGGTAGGTGCTGCTGGTTTGGTATTGCTTGTGTAGATCGGGATGCTCGGAGGCGAATCGCTTCGCGTCGAAGGAGATCCGCGACTGTTGCTTCCATGTGACCACCTCCTGGCCGTCTACGGTGCCAACGGTAGCACCATCCATCGCTGCCGCCAAACTGGCTTTCAGTTCGTCCTCACGTTCGTTGAGTTCACGCTTTTCTGCCTGTACTTCGCGTAACTGTGCGATTACCGATGACAGATCGGTCAGATCGGCAACATGTTCGCTGACAGGTGCCGACGCGAAATCGTTGTAGTTCGCCTGCCAATTGTCGGGCAGCAACCCGGCAGCGATGTTCCGGCAGAAATCCGCGACCGCGGAAACATGCCACGAACGCTCGCTGTAGTCGACATACTGGCGGTAGATTTTCAAATCGAGGGTGCTGTCAAACACCCCCCAGATCACCTCGTCGGTGTCGCAACAGATCGACTGCTGCACGCCTTGCCAATGCCAGTAGGCCGGCAGAGGGCCGTATCCGTCGCCGTAGTCGCCGTCAGGGTCGAACACACCCGAATAGGTTTTGATTTCTACGATGGCGTCGGGCAGGAACTGGTTGTCGCCGATGTACCCGTCGAGGGTGGCGACCATTGACGCGCCTCGTTCTTGGAAGACGTACATGCGGTCGGGTTCGTTGACTCGTTCGCCGATTTCGTCGCCAACCCAGTTCAACAAGGTGGCTTCTAGGCGGTTGCCGCGTTCCATCGCACGGTTTGTTTCGGTGACGGTTGGTTCGTCAGCGAGTTTGTCGATGCCGAGGCCGTACTTCGTTTTGAAACGGTGTTGGCCGTGGACTGCTGCCGCGTCTGATGCGGATACGACCGGCCAGCCGGTGTCGTCCCGGTGACGAAGTTTCAGCCATTCCATGCTGCCGTGCAGCGGTTTGATGATGGTTGCACCCATAGGTTCCTCCTGTGTAGCGGGTTGGCTACAGTATTACAGGAGGGTGTGACACGCTGTCAAGTCTAAAAGTTCTCGTCAAACCAGTTGACCGGCAGGTGAGCTGCGAGCGAGTACACCGAGCAGACGTTCTCTAACGGGATGTGGGTGATCTCGCCGACGGTGTCAGGATCGTTCGGGATGCCGATAACGGACGACACGATCGTCAGGTGACCTTCTAAGCATTGGGGCCACACCCAGCCGACCGTCAACACATGGGTTTCCTTAGGTTCGTAGGTAGCGGTATCTACCCAGCCACCTTCGCCACCCGATGCAGCGTCACGCCATTGACACACCACAATCGGCCATGTCTCATCGTCCTCGTCGTACACCTCGCCCATCAGAACGGCTCGTACGGAATAAGTTTGCCGCCACACGCAGAGCATTTACGGCCACCAACAACGATGGCACCGCACCGCACGCACTCGTACACAGGTTCGCTCATTTCTTCCCCCTATTGCGGGCACGGTTTTTCGATGCGGACTCCATTGTCGTGCCGCCACCTTTCTTGTGCGACACATCCTTGCCGCCCTTGCCCATCACCCCGCGCTTGCGACGTTCCTTCGACAGTTCAGCACGGTACGCTCGACGGCTGTCGTTGTCATGGTATGCGGTGTCGTACGCAGCCTTCTTCTTGCGCGCTTTCGCGTTCTTGCGGTAGTACTGCGCGGAGCGTTTAGGGCTGCTGCTCTTTGGTGGGGCCATAGTTATATAGTTTGCCACGCCAGAAGGTCTGTCCGTGGTGAATCGGGATCTGTTCGTACCAGAACTGGCCGTCGCCTTCCTCATACGACACGACTGAGAAACCTTGCTGCCAGTCCTCCACCACCGTCAACGGGCGACCGTCGAGGTCAATCCCGCCGCGCGTCGAAGGGACAGCTCCGTCCGTTCGGGCAAGGGTTCCAGGCGACGCCGCAAGGATCGTCTTGGGGCCATCCCAATCCTCTCTGGTTTTCTCAGCCCACTCACGGCGGTGAATGTGACCGAAGATGACAGATACTTTGCTTTCGCTGTTGAGATACTGATGCGCTGTCGAACCGTTCGATTTGACACGGTTGCCGTGGATGACTTTGAGTTTGTTGTTGATCCAAAAGCTGGATGCAGGGTAGCCAGCCAGATACTGGATGCCATGATCGTCAAAACGGCAGAGATAAGGCACACTAAGAACAGGCCAAGAATCTGGAGTGTTGCCTCGACGGATACCGAACGCAGCTTTCGCGTTGTCGATGACATAGTTGACGAGCCTTTCTTCGTGGTTACCGGCGAGCCAAAAAATTTCTGCGTTGGGAGCGCACGCCCGTAGTTCAGCAGCAAAGACAGCAGCCCGATCGATGGACGCTTGGGTGGTGTGAGAAAAAGCCGGCGAGAGCCGGTATTTTCCGAGTTCCGGCAGGTCGAGATTATCGCCGACGAGGGTGACGAGGTCGGGGTTTATGTCCCGCATCACCGACAGACACAGCGAGATTGCTGCCTCGTCGTGGGTTGGGACAAGTTCTCCGTCAGCAGCCCTGTAATAGCCGATCTGTACGTCAGGGACAATCACGGCGGTCTTGTAGCCTTCGGGGCGTGCAACGCCTTTTAGGGGCCTTACAGAGCATTTGACGGGGGCTGACTGCGACACCGGGTTCCACTCGGGGCCGTCCTCCCACGACGGAGAGAACGACAACCCAGCCATGTCAACCGTGTGCGCCTCACCCTCGTCATCTTTGTAGAAACCCTGCCACACGTTGACACGTTGGATCTTGCCGACTTCCTCGACATCGATCCCGTTACGTTCCAACAGGTGGGCGATCTTCCCCAACACCTCTTTCTTCGGAGGGGGAGGGCCGGCTTTCATGTCGTCAGATAACGCCACAAGTACACCCCCCAGTAGTGTGCCGTTGCACCGTGGACTTGGAGATGTTGTGCCCGTTGGCCTGCAACACTTCGGCGAACCATCGAGCAGTCAAACCTGACTTGCCGTTCTTACGTTCATTGCCAGGAGTTGACGCCAACTGTTTCAAAGTTTCGTTGAAAACCCTGAGGTCTTCGCCGTCTAGCTGCTCACGCAGATAATAGATCCCGCACCGAACCATTGGTTCCGGTTCCGGTACCGCCTGTAGTGCTTCCGCGAGTCCCATGTCCCTCCAATATCTTGATGATGTGACAGAGACGCTGCGCTTCGTCTGCGCCTCTGGGCACAACTCTAGTCAAGAAATGGGCTGCGTCAAGGTATACATCTTGGGGCATGGGTCGCCTTCCTCTTTGGGAGGAATCAGCGACCGTGCTTCAAGTGGTAATCGATGTGGTCATTGAGTCGTTCCCGAGTGTCCTCAGAAACCTCAATGACTCGATCCAACTTCGCAGAGTTCGCGGCGTGATCCCTCGCGTTTTCCTTCTTCAACTGAACAAGGGTGACAAGGATACCACCGGGTGCCAGCACGGCGAGAAGAATCGTCAGCCAAACTGGCATCGGAGATTCACTTTTCTCCGAAAGCCTGTTCGATTTCTTCGATCGTCAGGTCGCCGTCACGGTATGACTGGGCGAGAGCCTGGACGACTCCGAGGACAGCGACCGCGCCGGACATGACAGCAGCCTTCCACAGTTCCACGTCGAGGGCGATGCCAACAGCACCGTTCGGGATGCAAGCTGCAACAAAGGTGGCGGCGAGACGGGCAACAATTTTGGTGGGGTTCATGGCAGCTCCTACGCGGTCGCTTGGATGTCGATGATGATGTCGGCTTTACCTGACGAGTACACCTTGATGTGGCCGTTCTCGACAGGGACAAGCGACGTGTTGGCAATCGGGGCATCAACATAGTTGACGTTGCTGACGTTCGGCATGTCGCCGGCGTCCCACACGGTGACGAACCCTGGCTCGTAGGGGACGACGGTGATGTTGACGAACGCGGCAGACACATCAGCGACCCGTACGTCACGGGTTTCTCCGGCTTTGAATGGCCCGCCTTTGGAACGGGAGTCGAACAGTCGGGCAGGCTTGACGAGACGCATGTCGAGATCCTTCGTGATGTGTGTGATCGGGTCGGGGGTGAAGTTGTTGGGGGGTTCCGGCGGGTTCCATACTTCTAGGACTTGGCCGGAGTAACGGGAACGTGATTTGGGGAGTTCGACTGGTTGGAAGTGCCACGGCTCGGAGTTGACGTTGGCGAAATGCAGCAAGTCGAATCGGTGTGCGTTGGCGTTCGCCCAGTTGAGGTCGCCGACGAGGTCAGCGGCGTAACACCAGCCTTCGCTGTCGGTCGGTTCATGGTAGGAGCGGCCAGGAGGCGCAGCGGATGCGACACCGCGTTTCTTTGTCCACCGTTTGCCGTCCCAGCGGGTGCGTCCGTTCGGGTCTTGAACGTACCGTGACAGGAACATTGCTTTCTGGCGTTCGGTGGAGCGGTAACCACCTCCGATACCAACATCGACACCTTCTTCGCGTGCTGTGACGAACAGGGCGTGGAGTCTACGCCGGAACTCTGGGTGCAGTTTGTTCCATTTGGTGCGTTGTTCCATTTCTGCAAGGGTGAGACGCACCTTGCCATACCCGTATGCGAACTCCACGGTCAGCCTTCCAGTTCGGCGATGCGTGCTTGCAGGCTGTCAACCTTCGCGGACAGTTCTTGGATCGCAGCGACAGCAGACGACAGGATCGCTACTGGGTCGATGCCGGGTACACCGTCGTGGTCGGTGACAGCGAGAGGGATCGCCGCGTCAACTTCTTCAGCTATGAAACCGATGCGCTGCCGGTCAGGGTCGTCGTTGTAACGGAACGTGACCGACCGCAGCATGTTGACGAGGTCTAACGCGCCGTCGTCCAAAGTAACGATGTCATGCTTCACAGTTTCGGAACTAATCGAAGACAATGATCCGCTGTAGTACACGTCATGGACGTAAATGTCGGCGTACGCCAAACCTGCACCGCTGCCGGTAGGCCCGGTCACGTTCAACGCTGCCCACGAACCGCCGGTAGACCCGGCACGCAACTGGACGGTGCTTGTCGCGGAGTTGCTTGTACGAAGAGCGATACCTGCACCACCGCCAGGGTTCACGACGAGCTGACATGTGGAATAGTCGGCACCGATAGCGTTCTCGGTGAGAGTCAATTTGCCTGACTTCGACTGGTCTGTGCTGCCGGTCACCAAAATGCTGCTGGTGTCAACCTTTGCCGAAGTGATTGTCGAATCAGCGATATGCGCGTTGTCAATCGATCCGTCAACGTAATGCTCAGAGTTGATCGAGTTGTCATCAATCTTGTCGCCATTGACAATGTCGGCTGCGAGATGCTCCCGGTCGATTGAGCCGTCAACGTAATGACCGGAGTCAATCGAATTGCTAGCGATGTGGCCGCCGTCGATTGTGCCGAACGCTAAGTTGCCTGTCCCGTCCCTTCGCAGGACGTGGTTCGCACCCGCAACAATTTCTGATAGATCACCAGCCGTCCCACCGACACGCGCCAACACGGTATGTCCAGCAGCGTTTTCAAGTTTCGCATAAGTAACCGCATTGTCAGCGATTTTGCTTGTGCCGACCGCGCCAGTACCAATCTCGTCGCTACCGACCGCGCCAGCAGCGATCTGTGCGGCTCCGACAGCGTTGTCGGCGATCTTGGCGTCTGTCACAGCGTCGGTAGCCAACTCGGTGGTATCAACCGCGCCGGCAGCGATCTTCGCGTTCGTGACAGCGTCATCAGCGATCTTCGCGGTCGTGACCGCGTCAGCAGCTAGTTCCGCTGTGTCAACAGAACCATCAACGATGTGTGTTGCCGCGACCGAGTTTGATGCAAGCTCAGAACCCGTCACCGAGTCGGCAGCGATCTTGTCGGCGGTGACCGCGTTCGTAGCGATCTGAGCGGTGTCAACCTGCGCCCACGCCAAACCGCCAGACGCAGCAGAATCGGCAGTTAGGACGTATCCGTCGGTGCCGACAGCGAGACGTTCAAACGTGGACGCGCCGTGCGTGACAATGTCGCCCTTCGTTGTCCACGTCGAGGACAGTTCGTTCGCCTCATCAGCGTCGGTAGCTGTGAACACCGGATACACCGTTGAACCGTCAGCATGAGTCACATCTGTCGTGCCGTCCGCGCCACGCGAACCTGACACCGATAACGTCAAATCACCCGAGTTCGCACGGGTAACCAGAATCTTTTCCTCGTTTGCCGTACCAGGCTCAACAACAATGAAGAACGGGTTCGCACCGTACGGCCAGCCGGTAGCAGCAGCGACTGAGAACGAGGTAGCACCGGCAGCGAACGCGCCGTTCAACGTCGTTGACGCGCCTGCGCCTTCATATGCTCTGCGGGTCTTAGCCATCGTTTACTCCACTAGCGACCGTAACGTGACGGTGGCGGTGCCATCGAACACATAACTGTCATTCGGCGAATCTACAGGAACCCATTCTACACTCTCAGCGATCACCTTGTAGGTGCGTGGCCCTTCCTGAAACGTAACAATCCGAGGGTTGTGGATAAGATCACGCAAAAATTCCAGTTCAGTATCCACATCGAAGAAGTATTCGCGGTGTTTCCAGTACAACCGGGAGTGCAACAGGATTGGGATTTGGAACAGTTCTGACCGTGTAGGTGCAGGTACAGCGCGGGCTTGCCAACGCCACAACACCGGCCCTTCAGATGCGGTATCGGCGTCACGGTTCAACGTCACAATGAAACGTGCCTCACGGAACGGGTCGTCAACACCTGTCATTGTGAACGCGGTGGTGCCTTGACGGTTCGCTGTGCCCAACGAGGTGCGCGTGCCAGAGTCAAACTCAAATTCGGCTTCGATGGTGCCGTTCAACGGTTCAAAGTCAAGGTCGAAAAACGCCAAGAATTTGTTGTCGGGGATGCCCCACCGCCACACACCCGTATCGATGTAACCGGATGGCATCAGTTCGCTCGCATGTTCGGCAACAATGCCGACGCCTGACACGGTGAACAGCCGACGACCATTGAACGTGATGATTGACAGCACGTCACCCTGACCGGCATACATCAGATCGGGTGCGTGCGCTGGAAGTCCGGCATCTACGAGCTGACCAAGATCAACACGTCCGGTGCCGGTGTACTCGCTGGTGTAATCGGTGACCCCCACCCAAACATACTGGTCGTAGCCGTGGGCGCACAGGATCGGGTTCGGCGACGGGATCGTCGGGCCAAGCACCAGGTTCGCTTGGGTGTCAGATGTCGCGTATCGGAGTCCTTCGTTCGTGCCGATCAGCACATACCCGAGGTATGCGGACATTGAGTAGATCGTTTCGCCCTTAGGGAGTTCTGCTGCGACGACAGGCGTGTCAAGGGTGCCGTCTGCCTGCACGGTGATCTTGTAGATGAGGGCTTTGTCGCCAATGTTCGCGGCACAGTAGATCGCGTTTTGACCGGCAGCGAAATCAACCCAGCGAAGATCAGCGGGGAACGAGTCGTAATCGGCGGGCGGGCTGTTCCCAGTCGGGTCAACCCACAGTTCGTTCGTGGAGTTCCCACCGACGAACAAACGGCCTTTCACAAACTCGACCACACCGTACTCATGGCCGTAACTGGCAACCGACGAGGTATGCGATGCCGACGACACCTTCAACAAGCCCTGTGTCGCTCCCGTTCCAGCAACCGTGACGTACACATTGAAGCCGTCAGAAGTGGTATGCCGAACTGTCGCACCCAACGAAATCGAGGTTGGGCTACCGGCGAACGGGTCGTCGGTGTAATAGATGTTGCTGCCGTCCGTGTACCACAGTTCCCCGCCAGCCAACTCCAAGTACATGTTTGTGCCGGTATGTGTCTGCGCGAGGAACGTGTTCTTCAACAACGACACTTCGCCGTCTGTCCACACGTCCACACCCAACGACTGATAGAACCGTTGCGGGAACGAATCCGGCAAATCACCATACGGCTGATTCATACCGAAATGCCACGACGTTTGGCCTCGACGCCACAACCCCTGCGGGTTGATCGCAGCCTCACCAGGAATATCAGAGAAGTCGCTGGACTCACGCAGACGCGCCTCAAACGTGCGGGCATACCTGCCAGACGCCATATCCAGCGCGTACGAGCGACCGGCGATAGCGACAGGGAAAATGTCAGGTACGAGGGATGAGGTGCCGGAACCGCCCGTGTAAAACGTCGGGCCACCCGTATAAGCGGTGGTGAACGTGGTCAGCGACATAGCCGCCTACTTCCGAATACGGATCGGGTGTTGACGGTTCAACCGTGCCGCCTCGGCTTGGATGCGGTCACGACGCAAACGCTGCAACTGAATCATCGAGTTAGCAACAGCACCCGACGGCACTTCTTCCGCACGGCGAGTGTCACCCTGCGACTCGGTGAAGTTTCGTTTCACCTCACGCGGAGCGATGAGGCGCATCTGCGCCCCGATAGACAACAGATCATCCAACGTGTCGCTACCACCAACATCAGCGACGGTGTCCGACTCGGCGGTGAACTGGCCGTACGCAGCCTTATAGATCACACGGATACTCCCAGCACGCACAGGCGAATCAAACACCAGAGCGTTACCGGATGCGAAATCGGAGGTTGGCATGTCACGCAACAGACGCACCGAACGGATCACCGGGTAATCGTCGTTTAGGTAACGCAACCGTACGTCGTACAGGTCAATGATGTTAGTGGCACCAGCAAGATCAACCATCCGGTCAGAACCGTTGTAAGCGACATCAACCGTCTTCATTTGGAACAGGCCGTTCATCGGCGACGACAAGTCAGCCAGATCAGCGTTCAACTGGTTCAACACCCGATGCCGAGGGAACCGTGGGTTCACCGTCACAATCGCACCGGCATCATGCGTTGAAGCAGTAGTGCCACCGAAACCGCGCTCAACAACAGCGGTCTTCGATGTGCTGTTCGTCGTCCACACATAGAACAACTCTTGGCCGATCTCAAAGACACCGCCTTCGCGGACACCTTGCAACGAGTACGTCAAAGTGATCGACGTGGCTGAAGCGTCGATACCGGACGCAAGCTTGTTGCGTTCCTCGACCGTCCCCGCTAGCAGTTCACCAGAGACGCGGTCAATGAGTTGGCCTGCGGTCGTCACTTCCTGCGCTTCTTCGCCTTGAAGTTAGATTCTGCGCTGGACAAAGCAGGGCCGAACGACCACGAACCGGGGCCGTTTGACTGGGTTGAACCGCCCTTGCGGCCCTTCTTGTACTTCATGCCACCGTACATAGCCATGTCACTTCTTCTTCTTTCTCGCCATAGCGGCGTTATCGACAAGGTTCGGATACGGGCGACCCGCCTTCTTCGCACGCGCCTTCGCAGCACGTTTCTGAGCAGGTGACAACGACGACGACGACTTCTTCTTCGGGTTCTTCGTATCCCAAAACGCTTTCTTCTTCGCCGGCATCAGCTCACCACGCCTTGCACGACCAGAAACGTGCCTTCGTTTTCGGGCCAGGACTGTCACAGTTATGACGGGCACGAAAGTTCTTACGACGGGCAGGATCTTGCTTCTTGATCTTCATGTTCGGATCACCGAACGTCACCCGTTTCACATTCGCGCCGTCCTTCACATAGACGACAGATTTCTTACGGCCATAGCCCGGTTCACCCTTACGGATACGGCGAGGCGAGTTCAACTCAACCTGCTTGCCACGGTACACAGCCATGCGCCTATTGTACTACAAGATGCCTGTAACGACCTGTGACGGATGATCGGCCTTCTTCTCGATCTCGGCAGCACCGTCAATCTTTGCGGGCTGTAAACCGTCCTGTTTCAAACGCTTGTATGCGTCCATGTCTTTCGACCAGCGGCGCTCCGTCGCATCAATGTCGTTCGTAGCGATCTTGCGGGACGGCATTGAGGACGCGGCGAAAGCGACGCCTGCGATCCTGCAACCGAAACAGCCGTCAACGTCAAGACCAGGATGGGTTTCACGATGTTTCATGTGGAACAGTTTAGGTGATGAAGTCGCCGTAGCCTGCTGCTGTCAAAGCTGCTGCTTCGGTGTCGTCAACGGTGTATTGGTGACCACCGTAGTAGGTGATTGCTACATCGGAAATGTCGGCAGGGTCGTTCTCGATGTAGGTGCCGTCGGTGAGTTTGTACACGTTGCGGCCTCTTGGGAGGGCGGCGTAGTGACGGAGAAACATGTATGCCTGTCGGCGTTCCGCTGTCCAAGGTTTGTCCACATCGAAGTCGGAAAGATTGTGGAAATCGTCGGTGGGCGGGGTGAAGGTTGCCATCATGTGACCTCGTATCCTGCTGCGACGAGTTCTGCTTTCTCGTCTTCTGTGACGAAGTGTTCGTGTGCGCCGAGGTACAGTTTGACGACAAGGTTGTCGTTGCGCGGATCGACGTTGGTGAATGTGCCGTCAGCAAGTTTGTACACGTTGCGTGCCCTGGCTCCTGGTTGGACGAACCCGTAGAAACGGTTTGCTTTGCCTCGACCGAGGTAGGTGGCGAACGGGAAGTCGTCTTCGGCTGGTGGCCGGAAGATCAAGCTCTTGATCCAGTCGGCGGCGATGTCACCGCCTGTGCCGCTGCCAACCAGATCGGCAAAAACGATACGCGCCCCAACCGAGGCAGATGTGCCCGTTCCTGTTCCTGTTCCGGCGCGGGGGACGATACGCAGATAGGTCGCGGTGTCCCCGGTGGTTGCGCCGCCTGACCCATAGCCGGTGCGGAGCTGTTTGTGCAAGATCGCGTTGTTAGAGGTTCCAGCACCTGTGCCTGTGGCGGTGGCGAACGTGATGCGGAGTTGGCTGGTGGGGCTGTTCCCGCCTGTTCCCGAGCCTGTTCCCGTCGCAAACGTGGTTCTGACAGCGGTTGTTCCGCTGGTTCCCGAGCCGGTTCCCGTCGCGGTGCGTGGCACGAAACGAAGACCGGCGGCGGTCGAGGTGCCTGCGCCTGCCCCAGTTGCGGTGCGTGCCCGTGTGACAACCGGCGTAGAGCTGCTGTCGCCTGCACCTGCCCCGCTGGCTGTGCGGGCATGAATTTCTGCGCCGTTGTAGGTGAGGTTCGACGCGCTGTAGGTGAACCCGCTGTCGTTGTACAGGCGGGCCATTGGTTACTCCTGGTCGGGTTCTTCGACAGGGACTTGTTCTTGCAACATCCGAATATGAACTGCCTGAGCGCAGATCGTCAACTCCTTAGGGAACTGACGTTCAAACTCGTGGATCAAATCCATAGGGTCAATGTTCACGCTGCCTCCAAAGCAGATAGCCGTGCATCTATTTCCTGTAGAGCCTTGACCAGCACGGAAGTCAAAGCCAAACCATCAATCGCCTTATTCTCCCCAGACTTCATGTCGATATCAGTCACCTGCGGAATAACCTCACCGACTTCCTCGGCAACAAGCCCGATAGTTCCACGTTCCCACTGCCTGTAATAATTGCAGGGTTCTTCAACGCTGCTATCACAATCACGACCACAAATGTGTGTATCGTCGTGATCTGGGTCATCTTCGCAAACTTCATTAGCGATACAGTACCTTTGTTTGTCCCAACGGTATGACACGACATTCAACTGGTTCACCAAACTCATCGTTGTCGCATACTCAGGGTTCGTCATCGAACCAGCAGAAACAGGGACAGGCGGCGACCATTCAACAATGTCCTGTTTCTCATCACGCGAGGACTGGCTGGAAATAATCGCGGCAACCGTGTGATACCCGCCGTCGTTGTGGCTGCGAATAAATAAAATTCCAGACGAAGCACGCATCTGAGTTGTATGGGTATCCGAACCGTAAGAGCGGATAGCAATACCAATATCGTTAGCAGTACCCGCTACCGCCTGAATCGGCTGGGCCGACCAGTCATTAGAACTTGTGTCGTAGTAGAAACGACTTTCGCCGTAGAAGTCGCAAAAGTTGTTGCCGAACGCCGCACGCATAACGCCGCTAGTACCAATGTACACACGATCATTTGCCCCGTAAATACCTGTGTCTCCGTCAGATGACCAAGTGATTGGAGGGTCGGTTACCGACCCGTAAGCCAACTGGA